TTTCGGTTCGCAAGTGAGACCGCGCCCCAGTCATTTTTTCACGGTTAGGTTTTGGCCGCCGAGGCCGGGCCACAAATCGCCGAGGTGCGGCCAGACATCGGCGCCGCTGGTGACGGTGTAAGTGACGGGGCCCGCCGGTTTGACCGGGTTGCCGAAACCGCCGTCGCGCGCCGCGGTTTTGCGGTCGTGGCAGGGTTTTGTCATCGCCTGCAAATTATTCCAATCGTAGCGCAGCGCGTCGTCGCCGTTGTGCGCGATTTTGTGGTCGACGACTCTCGCCGGGCGACCGCAGCCACATTCGCAGACCGGGTGCTCGGCGAGATATTTGGCGCGCAATTTTTTCCACCGCCAATCGTAACCGCGGCCGGGCCCGGAAAGGCGCCGACGTTCGACGATGATTTGCGTCCCTATCGCGCGGTGAACAGGTCGGCGGTTTGGCATTTTCTCCAAAAAAGACGGCCCCGAAAAAGGGGCCGCTAAGAATTTCGCCCTCACAGAGAGACAATCCCCGCAAGGTAGTTAATTCGGTACGCCTGACAGACAAAACGTCAAGGTTTTTTTTGTCTTCGCTGTATCAGCCGGCGGCGTTGCCGAGGGGTTACCGGCGCGTCGGGTCCACCTCCGGGCTGCCGCCCGGCCGTTGGGGAGGGCGCCCGCCGACACCCCCCGCAGGCGGCTCGGGAAGGGCGTCCATGTCGACCGAGAAATACCGCCAGCCGTAGCCCGGCACATGGGCGAGCACGATGAATTTGCCGTGTGCGTGCGGCGGTCGAGGCCAAATCGAGCCCGGCGGGAACCCGGTGTCGGGGTGCTCGGGGCCGCCCGGAATTGGCTCGATCGGGTGCCCTGGTGTCGGGCCCGGCCAGATCCCCGGCGGTGGTTCCTCGGGCGGCTCGACCTGCGGCGGCTCGCCCTCGTCGACGCCCCATCCGGGATCTGTCGGGCCACCGGGCCAGGGTAGACCATGACCGGGGCGGGCGAGGGCGCGCACGGAAATCGGCCCGTCGGACGTCACAAGGTAGCGCGGCATATGACTATTCTCCTTTGGTCGAGGTTGTGGAAAACACCCGCGCCAGCGCTTTGATCGCGAGCACGGTCCAGGCGCGCACGGTGCGCGGATCGACACCAAGGCAGCCCCCGAGGTGCTGCCAAGTGAAGTCAAAAATCAGGCAGGCCTCCAACAGCCCGCAGGCGAACGGCCCGAGCACCGCCTCGACGCGCCCCAATAGGGCGAGCTCGTCGTTGTAAGCCAGCATCGTGAGTTGCCCGGTGCCGCGGCGACGGCCGCCGGCGCCAAGCCAGATCGGCGGCGGCCATGCGGCAGCGGCGGCATGCTCGGCGGCGTGGCGGAACGCGAGGCCGCAGCCGTATTCAAACCGGGTGATCTGGCTGGCGTCATGCAACGCCCGCAAATGATCCGTCTTGCGCCAGGCCGGGCGATATTCCACCGCGTCGACGCGCGGCGCCTCGACCTGGTGGTGCTGGCGGTAGAACGGTGAGGGCGCCGGCATTGCTTCACCCGCTCTCTTGGCGGCGGCGCCACGTCCGCATGTATTCGGCGTGACAATCCATGCACCAGCGTTGCTTCGGCTTGCGCGGCTCGACGCGGCATTTCGTGCATAGCTCGGTTTCCCGCAGCCGCTTTAATCCCCGCACCACACTCTCGGCGGCAGTAATCAATTCGGGCAAATTCGCATCGGTCATGTGAAACGCGCCCGGTCACCGAGCGCGAACAAGGGCCCGGCGCTTCGGGGTTTCGGGAACAGCACCGCTTCGGCGTAAACCCAAAGCGCCAGCGCGTCGGCCTCGTCCTCGGTCACGTCGGGCCAGCCGTAAACCGCGCACATTTTCTGCGTCGCGGCTTTCTTGTTGGCGCGCCCGCCCCACGAGCCATTACCGGTGAAATGCCGGCAAATCACGTTGGATTGTTCCTCGCGACACGGAATCCCGTGCTCGTGCGCTACCATCTCGACCAGGCCGCACATGGCGAACAGCTTGCGGATGACCTTGATATCAATCGGTATTGCCGGGCCCGGTTCGGTCGAAACCACCCGCCCGGTTTTCGTGCGCACCCGTTTCGGTGCAAACCGCGGCACATAGGGCGCCTCAAATACGATCATCTGCGGCTCGGATTTGACGCACCAGCGGTCGAGCCAGCCGCGGAATTCGATCAAAACCTCGCCGAGTCCATCGCGCGGTTTGCCCGAGCGGAAACGGCCGAAAGCCGGCCGGTCGCCGGGCATGCCGTAGGCCCAGCCGGTCGTTGTTGCGACGTCGAGCGCGAACAAGCCGCCGCTCACGCGGTGCCCGCCGGTTTTCCGCCGAGGTGCAGCCGCGCATCAGCCAAGGCGGTGCCGGCATCCTTGCGCGGGCGGCCGCGCGGCCGCCGCGGCGGTGAAATCGGCTGCTCGGCGAAAGTGCGCGGCTTGCGGCCAGTCGCCTTTGCCATCGAGCCCTCGGCCCAAGCCTCGCCGTTCACCTCGCCCTCGGCCCGCATCGCGGCCTCGCCGAGTGGTGTGGTCACATAGTCGGAAAGCGCCGTGCGCAAATCCGCCATCCGGTCAAGTTGCGCCGTCAAGACGTCGGGCGGCATCAGCTGCTCGCGCGCCAGCCGACGGATCTCGCGCTTGCTGGCGATGCCCGCCTCGTCGCCTTGGGCGCAAATGTCCTTGATCTCGTCGGCGAGGGTCTTTTGCCCCTCCATCGCCCGCGCGACCTGGTCGACCAGGCTTTTCAGCGCGCCGGCGTTGATCGCCCCGCCGAATTTGTCGGCGACTTCACTCCGCAGCGTCTTTGCCATCCTCTGCCCCTCGTTTGATTTCGGTTGCGCTAAGCCCGAGCCCGGCTTGTATCGCCGCCAGGTCGCGCGGGTCCGCGGCGCGGGGCGCGAACGCCGCCCGGCTGCGGTCCTCGAGCGCCGCGACGCTGGCGCGGAATTCGGCGAGGCGCCGGTCGATATAGGCGATATCCTCGGGCGTCGGGTCCGGCCGGCGCGGCGGTGTCAGGCTGTATTTGCCGCCGGTCATCATCTCGACCGCCTTGTTGACGAAAAAGCCGTCGAACCAATCGCCGCGCGGGTCGCCGCCATACTTTTGCGAGAAATCGGCAAGGCGCACCCGGCGCCAGGCATAGCGGTAGGCGTGAAAATGGTATTTCTCGACGTCGTCTAGCGCAGCAAGGCCGCCGGCCTCGACTTTGGCGATCAGCGAGCGGCGATAATCCTCGCTCGGAAAGAAAAGATCGGTCATGATGAAGCTACCGACGGGGGTGCCTTCCAACCGCGGATCTCTTCTCCCCATTTCTTAAGTTGCTCCCGGTGTTTTCCTAATCCGTTTTCTTTTGCGGCCAACTGATCAAGGTTCCACAGCCAGTCGGGCCGGGTCATCTTGTCGCGCAACACATAGCGCGGCTTTTTCCCTTGTTTGCGCGCTTTTGGGTAGCGGTCTTGAAGTTCCTCAAACCCCGGCAGAACTGGATTAGGCGCCTTACCGATGCGCGGTTTTCCGCGCATTTCTTGGCGCGTTACCTGCCGGAACATCAGCGCCGCCGCCATATAAATATATGGGAAGCCTTTACTGACCGTCCCGGCTGGATCGAGCCCATCAAGAACTTTTGTCGCGATATCTTCGGGTACGATTTCCGACTTATTCTTGATAGGTTCAGTAATGTTCCGCACGAGTTGCCGAAGGCGACTTTTTTCTGCTTTATCGCGCGTTGCCTTAGCCATCGAACCCTCCGGTTAAGACCGGATAAGACCGATAGAAATGGCAGAACGGACACGGTATCGTGTCGGTCTTAACCGGTCTTAGGAATGCGGATGTCGCGCGGTCACGGAAAGACGCAACGTGCAATTTTGGCCTGGCTAGCCCGCACCGGAGATATGAGCCTGCCCTATTTGGCCGGCTGTATTCATCAGACGCCCCAGGATGAATTATCGGTTCGGCAGCTAAAGAACATGCGGGATTCTCTGACCTTGCTAGTCCGTGAAGGAACCGTGTCACACGGCGCCATTGACCCGTACGGCCGAGAAACGTGGAGGCTCTCTGGAAATGTCCGCAAGCGGCCGGCACGACCGCGGCGGCCGCGTCTGATCGAGTAGCGCACGGCGCGTTCATGCCGCCGCGTTTCCCCAGCCGCCGGCCATTCGTCGTCGCGCCTCGTCGCGCTCGGCTTGTTCGCAGGCGAGCACCATGTCGCGGGTGAGCGGGCGCGCTCGGGCGCGCTTGTCGAGAAAGTCGAAAGCGCGCTTATCCTCGGCGTCGCGCTCGTCCCAGCGATCAAGCGCGGTTTCCGCCCGGCTCAACATCAACAGCCGGTGGATCTGCTCGTCTTTGTCGAGCACCCCGGCACAGCGAACCCAACGGCCGAGGGTCTTGATCAGGTTCGCGCGCTTCGCCCTGACTTCGGCCGGCGACGGTCGCGCCGAGAGCGCGCAGCGCTGAGAAACCCCTTGCTCGTTTTTTGCGTGGTTTACTAAAGAGGAATCTGGTTCTCTCTCTTTCTCTTTCTCTGCGGCTGCGCAACTCGCTGAAATGGCTTGGGTTTTCGCGTCGGGAACATCGGGAACGCGTTCCGGGAACGCGGGAACACCTTCGGGAACGCTTGCAGGTGTTCCCGCGATCGGTAGCAAGAGCTCGCCTTGCCGCTCGCGCTCGCGGTGTTTGCGGGTCCGCGGCGTTGACACCTTGCGGGCGATCTTGTTGACGTTGGCGGCGATCATGCCGACCGCGGCCGAGCCCTGGCGCTTCGCCCAATTGGCGATGGTGTCGCCGGCGAGGCGGCCAAACTTGCGCAAGCTGGCGATGATGCGCTCGACGGCCTCCGGTGCGATCCGCAGCCACGCGGCCCACACCCGCGGGTCGAAACCGGTGATCGAGCCCGTATCGGGCGCGTGCTCGGTTGTCCAGGTTAAGAGCTCGACAAAGGTTGCGCCGACGAGGCCGGGCGAGGTGCCGGCATCATCGGCGACCGCAAGCCACAGCGGGTCGGTTAGCGCATTCGGATAAAGCTTGCACCAGCGCTCGGCCATCGCATCCTCGCCGGGTCAGAGGTTGCGGGCAGGGCTGTCTTTAACAGCCGTAAACAATTCCCATTTTGTTCGATAGCCGGTCATATTTGGACCCCCGGATATAGGCTGGCGATGGTCGACCACAGCGCCCGGCCTCGACAGCCGGGCGCGTCGTCATCTCGGGGCGGTGGGCAAATTGGTCATCGGTGCGGCCCCCTTGAAGGGGTCGCAGGGTTTCACCGACCAAAAACGACGGTCAAGCTGGTTTCCGCGGTTCCCTTTTCAGGGGAAAATCATGCCGCGACCGACCCATCATTAAGTCATTCACAAGCTAACTGGTTTTACCCATGCCGACAATTTCAAGTGGAAAAATATTTTTTTAGCGCTGACGGTAATACAGGGTCGCGTAGACCCCGTCGTCACGCACTTCCAAATCGGCGAATTTGCCAGCCTTCGGATCATCGGGTTTCAACGTGATGCGCGGCGTTTCGGGATCGAGCAATCGCGGCAATAAATCGGCGCGGCCGACGGCATCCAATTGGCTCCATAACGCGGCGATCTGTTCGGCGATGGGCATCTCGGTGACTTCCGGGAAAAAATCCCAAGGGCGACATCCCAATGGTTTGGCGAGTCGATAGCAACGGTCTTGCGTCAAGGGTAGACCGCCATTTTCAAGGCGCGAGATCACCGAAACGTCCACCGGCGGTTCATACGCCCTCGCAAGCTGCGTCTCGCTCATGCCGCGTAGCTGGCGCAACTCGCTAATCCGGTTTCGGTGCTGTGGGCCGCGGCCTTTAGGCATCTCTCGAACCCCTTCATCAAAATTCTTTTTTTCCACCACGGTTTGAGGGTAGCCGGTTTTCATAAATCCTCACAGCGGGTTCGTGCCCATCATCAATTTGCATATTTTCCCCTTAAAAGGGAAACGGGAAATCGGTGTTGACACGACCGCATGTTGGGTCGCGCAATATCGTGGTCATGGGAGAAAGCACACCAACCCTTTAGCACGAAAGGGTTATTCGATGAGATTGCGGCCATGGTGCAGAGAGCGCGACCTGACGCTCAGCGATTTTGCCCGCCTTATTCGCTGCCGCCCGCAGGTCGTTCATAAATGGATTGAGGGATCAATTCCCGATCCGAAATATATGCGGCAAATTTATCGCGTGACGCAAGGGCAAGTCTGTCCAAACGATTTTTATGCCCTGCCGAATTTAGACTTGGACAAGTTTGATGATGGATTGGGCGGGGAAATCGACGATAAGACTACGGAACGCGCCGAATGATCCGCTTTATCATCGACGAGCCCGCCTTTCGCCGCCTGGTCGCTGGCCAGGTGGCTAATTTTCGGACCGCCGACGGGCATGACCTCGAGGGCATCCTTTCCGATATCGGCTGGCCGCGGATTTTGCGGGCGGTGCTCGACGGCATCGCGCCGGAACCGGGGCGGCCCAAGGGTCCGCCCGATCCGCCGCAAGCGGCCGAGCTCAATAGCGCGGTCTACCGCCAGCGCCGGGGCGGGTTATGACGGATATCGACAAACTGCCGATCTGGGAACAGCCGTCATCTGCCCCGATCATCATCCGGTGCTCGGCATTGACCTGGTGGCCCGACTGCCCGCGTCGCGGTGCCGCGCGGCTGTTCTGGCGCGAGATCAGCGCCGCCGGGTTTCGCCTGCGCTCGAAACCGCGCGGCATCGGCGCCGCGATCGGCTCGGCGGTGCACCGCGCGGCCGAGGTGATCCTTAAGGAAAAGGCCAAAAGCGGCAGTCTGCCGCCGTCAACGGTCGCCGCCGATTGCGCCGCCGAGACATTGGCCGAGGGTGTGCGCCAGGGGGTCGACTTCGACCGCACGACCGCGAACAAAGTCGAGGCCGAGGTGCAGACGGTCGGCATGACGCGCGCCTATCATCGGCACATTGCCCCCACGGTCAACGCGGTTTTGGTCGAGGAACGCCTCGAGGCCGAGGTTGCGCCCGGCATCGTTTTGTCGGGTCAGCCCGACGTCGTCGCCCGCGAACCGCACCGGGTGCGGGATCTCAAAACCTCGACCCGCACGGGCGCCACGCACGCGCCGCAGATCGGCGGTTACAGCCTGCTCGCGCGCTCGCACGGGCTCGATATCGCCGAGGCCGCGGTCGACAGCATCCGCCGGGTCGCAATCGGCAAGGCGCAGCCCGACCCGACGTCGAAACCGGTCGCGGTCGCCCTGGCGGAAAGTGCGGCGTCGAGCATCATCAAGCATATCGAGGGCGATCTGCGCACGTTTCGCAACGGCGACCCGGTGCGAAGGATCTTGCCCGGCGACCCGTGGGCGTTCCAGGCGAACCCCAGCTCGATCTTGTGCAGCCCGAAATACTGCCCGGCCTTCGGCACCGAATTCTGCCGCGAAGGCGACCCGGCAAAAGAAAGGAATGGGGTGGGATGAAAGATCAAAAGACCGAGCAATTTCTCGATCAAGGTGGCTACCGCTACGAATATCACCCGCATGTGGATTTCTCGGAAATCGACCTCAAGGCGTCCTATGAAAACCCGGCCCGACTGTTGCGCCGCGTCGACGAGGATCGAGCGATCAGTTATGCGCTGGCAATGGAGGAAGGAACCGAATTCCCGGCAATTGTCTTACTGACGTATGACAGCAGCGGCACGCCGCCGGCCCATTATTTGATTGCGACAGGCGTTCACCGCACTGAAGCGGCGCAATTGGCAAAACGCACGGATTTTGACGCTTATATCGTAACCGAGGCCGATGTTTATCGTCGGGAATCGCTGATCCGCCGATTGAATACGATCGAAGGGCAAGGGGTGTCGATCCGTGATCGCATTTTGCAAGTCTTGCAGTTGCACGAAACTTATCCCGATCGTTCGTTAAGGCAACTTGCAAAAGAATGGAACCTCAAAGACGGGCAGGTCAAAGCCGCCTGGAATGAACAGCAAGCCATGATCCGTGGTCGGCACTTTGGCTTTGATTTCGCGAAAGCCAAGTTGTCGCGATCGAGCATCGTGGCATTGCACGGAATCCAAAACGACGTTGTATTCGGCAAAGCGGCGCAATTCGCCGTTCTCACCGGCGCTTCGACCGCGGAAGTCGACGAGCTCTGCAAAGAAGTTAAGAAAACCCGCGATGAAACGTCGGGGCTGGCGGCAGTCGAGCGAGCGACGCAAGACGCAGCGGCGCGCAAGATGCAGGTGCAAGCCAAACATGGCCGCATTTCACCGGCGCCGGCGACCAAATTCTTTGCGACAATTCGGGCCCTTAATAATTTGGCCGACAAAGGTATCGAGCAATTATATCTGTCCGCCTATTCGCGGCAGGATCTCGGGCGCCTGTTGTGCGAGAGCACTATTGACTTGCTAAAGCGGATTATCGCCGAGCTCGACCGGATCAAACGTCTGGAAACGCCGCCGCCACCGACCCTGCGTCGCGGCGTTGGCGGCGTGGAGTTGCATGCATAATGGGTTGGCAAGCCGCAGTCTTCGCCCGGTTGCGTGATCGCCAATGGCACAAGATCGGTGATCTGTTCGAGGCGGTCGAGCAGGAAATTCCACTGCATTACGCAATGCGGCATACGATGCAGCCGGGTCGCCGCCAACGCGCCGAAATGCCAGTGAATAGCGTTGCCCGCTGGGAATATTTCCTTAGCGTATTGTCGTCGATCGGCATCGAAGGCGATGGTGATCCGCACAAACGCAAATGGAGTGACCACGCCCGGTTGCGCTATGTCGCCGACCGGGTGTGCGAGGCATGTGGCGGCCCGGTCATTAGGGCAACATGGACGGGAAAGCAGATCGCTTGCCTCGCCTGTGAGGCAGCCGCGGCGGTGCCGCGCGAATTTGCGCCGGCAAAGGAAGTTCAAATCGTTGTCGTGGATGATCCAGTGCGGCCGATTTCGGAAAAGGTGCAGGTGCCCGCGATTGCGATGCAGGCCCCAATGCCCGCACCAGGAAAGCCGTCGCTGGCGTGGGTCTATCGCCTCCGCAAAGCGTTCGCTGTCTATCTAAAATTCAAACGGTTACCGTTTCTGTCGCCGACCAAAATTCAAAGGGAGTTGGTCCGCTACCACGACAGCGTGGATCAAGTGTGTTCGCGCTACGGCAGGCCTCCGCTTACGCAACCCGAGTTTAACGGGTGGCTGCAACACTACGTTCAGACGCATCCGCCTTAGCGCCTCCGCAACCGATCAATTGCAACCAAATGAGGAAGGGCAAAACGTAGATGGCTGAAACCGCCCGCCCGCAGCTTGTCGCCCCGCGCCAGGTCGCGACGCTCGACGCAGTCCGCACAATGACGGGCGGCGGATTCGACATTGACGCCTGGCACGTCATGGAGGAGCGCGACAATGCGCTGATCGCCGACGAGGTGCTGCACGGGCCCGGATCGTCGAAATTTGTCTATTCGTTCGACATTGCAGGCCAGCGCGACCCCGTCACGGGCATTTCGGTCATCGGCGCCCGGCATCTTGCGGCGCATTACAAGGGTCTAAAGCACCGCCTCGTCGCGGCAATGCAAAAGACGGGCTCACTGTTTGTTTTCACCAGTTACCCATCGGCCGATCAGCCAATGGCGGTCACCGCGTCAATCGTGCCCGAGCTCGCCGAGGAAGATGATTTTTATGCCGCAGTCGTCGAGGTGACCGATATCAAAACGGGCAACACGCTGCAAGTCGAGCGCCGTGAAGCACGCTATGAGGAACGGCGCAACGGCGGGTGGTTTGAACGGACGCACTACGCGACGATTGCGCAGTCGAAAGCCTATCGCAATGCAGTGCTCGCCCTGGTGCCGCAGGATATCGTGATCCGTTGGAAGATCGACATGCTGCGGCTGAAAAAAGAGGAAATCATCACCGACTCGGTGATCGACCAGAAGCGCGCCAATGTCCTGCAATTCGCGGCACAGAAGGCAATCGCCCTCGATCGCCAGGCGATTGACCATCTGACACTCGACCAGATCGCCGGGCTTGGCGACGCGGCGCGCGAGGGTCAGTTGCCGGCGTTTGTCGAGGCGGCGCGAGCGCTCGGCCTCGAGGTGACGCAAGGGCAGGCGGCGGAACACGCCCCGCCGCCGCTCGCCGAGCCCCGTGAACGGCCGCGGCGCGGGCGACCACCCGGCCCGCGCAACACCGCCCCGGCGGGCCCGCCCGCGGGCGAGGAACCCCCGCCGCCGGGCGAGGCTGTCGCGCAGGAAACAACGGCGCAGGAAACAACATCACAGCCGGCGAAACCGCCGGCGCGGCAGGTGAAATTTGACGTCTGAGATCCGCATCGAAGGCCGAGACTATCGCGGCTGCGAGCGCGCCTCGCTGAAGCTCGCCCCGATCGCCCTTGTCGCCGGGCGCAACGCGCAGGGCAAATCGTCACTCGCCCAAGGCGTCGGCGCGGTGCTGTGCGGCGACGTCACCCCGGTTGCCGGCATCACCAAATCGGCGGCGGCGCAATTGGTCAAGACCGGCGCCGAGCACGGCTATATCGCAATCCAGGGCGAATCAGGAACGGCGCGGATCGACTGGCCCGGTTGCCAGGTGCGGGCCAACGGCGAGCCCCCGGCGGCAAGCGTCTATGCGGCAGGCCTGCAAAGCATCGTGACGCTGCCGGCGAAGGATCGAGCGCGCATTTTCGGCAGTTATTTGCACGCCGCGCCCGACCGCGCCGACCTGGCGGCGGCGATGGCCGATATAGGGCTTGGCGCCGATGCGGTCACCGCGATTTGGCGGATCATCGAAGATAAAGGGTGGGATGGCGCGCACCAGGTGCGGCGCGACCGCGGCGTCGAATTGAAAGCCCGCTGGCGCCAGGTGACCGGGCGCGATTACGGCTCGCGCATCGGTGCGGCGTGGCGCCCCGATCTCGACGACGACGAGGCGAACGAGAATGACCTGCTCGCCGCCCTGGCGCGCGCCAAGCACGAGCACGAGACGGCGATCGGCGCCGCCGCGGTGTCGAGCGCGGAACGCGACCGCCTGGCGGCCGCCGCCACGAAACTCGATCCGGCGAAGGATTTGTTGCGCGGCGCCGAGCAATTCGCCGAGGGTGTCGCCGGGCGGCTCGACGAGGCCAAGGCCGCGCGGGCGGCGTTGCCGCCGGGATCCGTCGACCCCGGAATGGCGTGCCCGCATTGCGGCGCGTTTGTCGTCTTGCGCCGGGTCAACCTTGCCGAAACCCGGCTCGAGGCGGCCGAGGCGGCGCCGATCGCGACCGAGCTCAAAAAGCGCCGCGACGCAATCGCCGAGGCCGATGGCAACGTTAGCCGCTTGACCGGCGAGGTAGCCGAGGCGAACCGCGCCGTCGAGACGGCCCGGCACGCCCTGCAGAACGCCGCCGAGGCGGACAATTACCTTAAAGCGCTGCCGCCGGCAGTCGGCGCCGGCGCCGACGTCGCGACGGCGAAAACCGCCCTCGATCGCGCCGAGAAACGGCTCGCCGGCTTTCGGGCGAAGCGCGAGGCCGACGACTTGCACGAGCGGATCGTAACCAACGAGGCGGTGCTCGACCTGCTCGCCCCCGACGGGCTGCGCGCCCGCAAATTGCTGCGCGTGCTCGACGCGTTCAATCGCACCTTGCTCGCCCACAGCGGGGCCGCCGGCTGGCGCGCGGTCACCGTCTCATTCGACATGAGTCCGGCCTATGACGGGCGCCCTTACGGGTTGTGCTCGACGAGCGAGCAATATCGGGTGCGCGCGGTGCTGCAAGTCGCGATGGCGGATCTTGATCATTCGGCGATGGTGGTGCTCGACGCGGCCGACGTGCTCGACGGCCCGACCCGCAGCGGGCTCTTTGCGCTGCTCGTCGAGGCCAGCATGCCCGCCCTCGTGTGCATGACCTTGTCGCGCAAGGAACAGGTGCCCGATCTCGCGGCGGCCGAGCTCGGGGCGTCCTATTGGATCGAGGGCGGCGTCGCCCAGCCGCTGCACGAGCTCGCGGAGGCAGCAGCATGATTGTCGAAGGCATCGAGCCGAAATCCGACCGACGGATAGCGACCATCTTCGTTTGGGTGGCGGTGCACCGCGACGGCGGCGAAGGCATCATTTCGGCCGATGTGCCGGGTTTGGTCATGGGCGAGACGCGCCACACGCCGCTCATGTCTTCGATCCGCACCGTCGCTGACGGGCTAGAACCACTGGCCAGCGAAGTCATCCGGCTATCGCGCCGCGCGGTGCGCGCTGAATTGCGCGAATTCCGCTGGGTCATGCCATGACCCTCGACGATTGGCTCGCCGCGAATTGCCGCTACCTCGATGCGGCGGTCGAGGAACTGCCGGCAAAGGGCGATTTGCCGCCGTTTTTCGCGGCGATGAAGGACGGTATGCCGATTGTCGTCGGACTCGATTTCCGATCACTCGACAAGGCTTTAGCGGTCAATCTGTTTCAGGCAGTCCTGAAACGCGCCGGCGCCGATCAGTATGCGATCATCGCCGCCGCCTGGTATGTGAGGGTGCGCCACGACGAAAATGTCGGTGCCACATTTCGACAGCTTGACCGAGAAGGTACGGGCGGCGCCTACAAAGATCAGCGGCGCGAGTGCTACCACGTCGTCGTCGGCGACCGCGAAAGATCGCTGACCGCCCTCTTTGACGTCGAGCGCGACTACAAAGGCAAAATCCGCCGCCTGATCCGGCAGCCGGGCACGCCCAACAATCATTTCGGCCGCATGGTCGACCTGCTCGTCGAACCCGGCGCGGTGCACTGATGGCGCAGACCGGCCCCGGCTTTTGGATGCACGAAACCTCGGGCGTGCTGCGGCCGGCGGTCGAGGCGTATCTCGGCGGCGGTGAGTTGTCGGCCGCGCACGTCGCAGCGCTGCGCGCCTATCTGCGCCAATGGATAGCGGCACCTTGGGCGGGTGGCGCGGATATCGAGGAATTGCGCGCCGGAATCGACGCCCTCACCAGCCGCGGGGCGATTCATGCTTGGCTCGACCAGGCCTTTGCCGCCGGGATTGATCCGCTATGACCGGCACGCCCCGGACTCGCGAAGTCACGAATGCCGTCGAGCGCATCAAGCCGCACCTGGCGGGCCGCTCGCCCGCGGTGGCGGTCAACGCCAAGATCCTCGGCACCGTGCCGTAATGCCGCGCGAGCACGTCTTGCTTTCCTACGGGCTGACACCGCGGCTGTTGTCGCGCGAGCTGGCGGCCGAATATTGCGGCGTTTCGGTCGGGCTGTTCGACGAGACAATCGGCAAAAAGGTGCCGCCGATCGAGCTCAACACCCGCAAGCTATGGGACGTCCGCGCCCTCGACCATTATCTCGACCAGCAATCCGGGCTCGCCCCGCCTGCGCTGCGGCCGATCGAGGAAGGTATCGCCCAACTTGGCGGAAAATCTGGCAAACGATAAATCTGGCAAACGATGATCAGTCGGCTTATGTGTAGGGGCGAGGCACCGCGCCGTTGCTACCGGCGCGGCACCTCTGACCACCAGTCGAGAGAAAGGGCTCGATCAATGGCTGACAACAATCTAACAAATCGACTTCAACAACTGAACCAACGCGCCGACGAGTTACAGCGAGCGCTCGCGCAAACCCGCTCCGAAATTCGATTGGTGCGAGAGCAATTGCGGGCGCAACGGCACGCTTACGAGATATCAGGTCGGCGCGCACCGCCGGGTGTAAAAGTAACTAGGGCGAAAGGGCGAGATTATTATTATGACCGCATAAGCGGTGATCGGATCGCGCGGCCCCGAGGATTTAGGGAGTAGATCCGATGATCACAAAAATTCGCGGCATCAAGCAAACGACAATCAACGGCCGCCGGTACTGCTACCACCGGGCGACGAAAAAGCGAATCCAGGCTCGCCCCAACACCCCGGCTTTCATCCTCGAGATTGCCGAGCTCGACAAAGAGGCTGGCACGATGCCGCGGCGCGCGATCGTCCGCCGCCGGCCGCACGGGTCCGGTACGTGGGGTGCGCTCGTCGAGGCCTACCGGGCAAGCGCCAAATATACGTTGCTCGGCGAGCGGACAAAGAGCGATTACGAAAAGGTGTTGGCCTATCTCGCGACGCTCGACAACTTTGCGCTTATCCAATTCGACCCCGAGGCGTGCGAGAAAATCCGCGACAAGGCATTGCAGGATAAAAAACGGCGCTTTGCGAATTATGTCGTGCACATGCTGTCGCTGGTGCTCGGGTGGGGTAAGACCCGGCGCGAATTCGGGCATTATGAGAACGGCGCCGCCGGCCTCGAAAAGTTCGCGGCACCGGGCGACGCAAATCGTCCTTGGGGCGAGGATGAGTGCCGCATCGTGCTCGCCGAGGCGAAAGGCACGCTAAGGGCGGCGATTGCCCTCGGCATGTTCGCGAGCATGCGCGGCGGCGACGTCGTGTGCGTGCGCTGGTCGGCTTACACCGGCACCGCGATCGGCTGGCAACAAAACAAAACCGCCGATCAGGTGTGGAAACCGGCGCGGCGCATGCTGCGCGAGATCCTCGACGCGGCGCCCCGTATCGGTGAGACAATCATCGCCGGGCCCGATGGCCGCCCTTGGGCAGAGGGTACGTTGCGGGCAAATTTCCGCGATCTGATCCGCCGGCTTGAAGGTGAGGGCAGGATCGCGAAAGGGCTCACGTTTCACGGGTTGCGCTCGACCAACGCGACGCGGCTCGCCGATGCCGGCGCCGACGTCCGCGCGATTCAGGCCGAGCTCGGGCAGCGCACGGCGGCGATGGCGTTGCATTACAGCCGCCGGGCAGACATGCGGCGGGCCGCCGAAACGGCGGTGCGCCTGCTCGACGACGAGGCTTGAAAATGGCGTTGCAACTTGGCGCCCTGCGCGACGCCCTGCTTGATGCCGGCGCCAGCCCCGACAAGGCTGATAAAGCCGCCGAGGAATTGGCGAGTTATGAGAACCGGCTCGGCGGCATCGAAAGCCGGCTGGCGGTGCTCACTTGGATGGTCGGCTTCAATCTGATCATGACCGCCGGCATTTCATGGCGGCTGTTGGCTCGCTAAAATGCGAACGGGGCCGGAACCCGTTTTGGCAAAACCGGCCCCGATTGCAAAAAATGGCAAAACTCTTGTTTGGAACTTCCAATGAAATCAACGCGGAAGAGCATCGGGGCCGGTGTCCCGCGCGGTCTTCAAAGCAGTTGGTCCCTATTGAAAACATTAGGGAATTTCTGGCAAACCGGGTTTTTTGAGCAACCACGTTTCAATGACTTAGCGGAAAACTGGCAAACTCAAATCGGGCTGTTCGCATGACCGACGAGCGCCCGGTTGAACGGGTCGAGGTCGACCGCCTCGACCAGCTGCGCCAGACGATTGAGCAGGCGGTCGAGGGCGGTGCGACCCGAATCCAGCTAGGCGAGGGCCCCGACGCGGTCATTCTCGCCGAGGGCGACCGGCGCCGCTGGCGCCAGTGCGGCGGCTGCACCTTGTGCTGCACCGTCGCCGGCGTGAACGAGCTCAAAAAGCCGCCGATGGTCGCGTGCCGCCATCTCGCCGGCAAGGGGTGCGGGATTCACGCGAGCAAGCCCGAGGCGTGCCGGCAATTCGCCTGCGGCTGGTTGCTCGGCAATTTCGACGAGCGCTTTCGCCCCGACAAGATCGGCGCCTATGCCGCGTTTTTTGTGACCGAGGCGCACGGCGTTTATGCCGTGGTGCAGTGCGACAGCCGGAAACTAAACCATAAGCGGCTGCGGCAGCTGCTCGCCAAGCTTTCGGCATGGGTGCCCGAGGTGCGGGTGATCGTCGACGACAAGCACGGGATGATTTTTCGTGCCGGCGAGGAAGGATCGCGCTTTCGCATCGTCAAGCGCGACCCCGGCGATTACGAAACGACCGTTTACATGGTCGAGGAAGTCAGCGCGGCCCTCGGCATTGACGATGCCGCGGTGGCGGTCAGGCGGGCGGCGGCCCCTCGATAACGCAGAAAGCATCGGCGTCGTTTGACGCCTTGCCCTGCCCGCCATGCCACCGGATCGTCCGTTGCGCGACCGGGTGGCCCTTCCAACAATCCCACACCCGCAGCCCATCCGCCTGCTCGGCGACCAGAATCGCCGCGTGCGAGCGCCCGTCGGTGTGGTTGCCGTAAGTTCCGGCCGGGTCGAATGTCGCGATTGCCGTGCCGGGTGCCACCGGGTTGCCTCGGACTCTGGAACCCCGGCGCCACCTCGAGGTGTGCGGCGCACTCGCCGACTCCTGCACAAACCTGACACAATGCCCGGTGTCGACCACTTGGCCGGCATAGCGCGCCGGGTTCGGTGCTACCCACGCCATCACGTCACCTCGTCGTCAGGCGGCGGTGCCGGCGGCGGCGGTCGCCCCGCCACCAACAGCGCCAGGATCGTTGTCAGGATCTCTGACCAATAGTCGCGGATCAATTGGCCGATACCGATTTGGTTGCACGTGCCCGCCGCGAAACGTCCGGTTAGCGTGCCGACAACGCAGCCGGTAACCACCAGCGCGATAAGCCCCATCGTCACGATGACCAGCACCGCGAGCAGCCAAAAGGCGGCCCGCAGAATGTCGAACGGCGGCCGCGGCGGGCGCGGCGGCATCGCTCATGCCGGCAGCGGCGCCGGGCGTCGCTCTAGCGCCTCGACCCGGTCGGCGAGCTCGCGCACCGCATTGACCAGCGCATACGATAGCGCGCCGGTGTTAAGCCCCTCGGTGGTGTCGCCCGCGTGGTCGGTAACGCGCGAAACCATTTCCGGCATCACCTCGCGGCAGTCGTCGAGCGCCAGGCCGACGAGGCGCCGCCGCTGGTCGTAAATCACTGGCGCCAGCTGCCGGATTTCCGCGAGCCCGCGCTCGTAAGGCTCGATTGCGTCATCGCCGGTAAGCAGAGGAACCCACGGATTGACAATTGTGCCCTGGACTCGCAGATCGCCATAAACATCATGCGTGCCGACGGTTTGCACAAAGTTGCCGGCGAGGCGGATCAAGCCAACATTCCCGCGCGTGCCGGTTTGGCAGATATCAATCTGCCCGCCATTGCTCGAGAATGCCCCACCCGCGGTCAAAGCGAAGTCGCCGGCGCTATTGATCCACCCGACGTTACACTGTCCAGTGACATCGCAGCCGCCGGTTGACGTAAGCCAGCCAGCGCTAAGGCCGCCAACGATCTGCGCAATGCCAAAGACTCCGAGACTGCCAACGTTGGCGAGCCCCGAAACGTCTAGGGTTGTATGAAAACTGCCGGCGCCCGCAACACCGAGGGTGCCGTTGCAGTTGATTGCGCCCGTCGCGAAAAGGCTATTGCCGTTGATCGCGCCGCCGGCGTCGATCTGCCCGGCAGCCGAGAAATTGTTAGTTGCATAGGTTGTCGTCGCATTGAATTGGCAAAGCGCCAAATTGGCGCCGCCGGCGCCAGATATTCCGATATTGCCGTTGTCCGTCTTGACTATGTTCGCGGTTGCCCCGGTGAATTGAAGGTTGGCGTTGATTGCGACCGATTGTGTGACCGTGACGCCCCCCGTCACATTGAGAGCCCCGCCGACGGTGAGATTGCCCGGATTCGACAGCGTGCCGCCCGACAATGGCAGGTAGGCCGACAGATCGGGGTTAGCACCGTAGGCGATTGCCTGTATTGCCTCGTAAAGCTGGGTATTCGACACCTTCGATAGCTGCAAGCCGGCGGCGAGCACGACGTTGGCGATTTCCTCTTGCACGGAATTGCACCAATCGTCGTCGACGCGGGTTGCGGCGACTCCCGTCGGCTTGTTGCCGCCGGTAAAAAAGCCGGGCGTGCCGATCGGCGCCGCCGCCGGCAAGGCCGCAACGGCGGTCGAGTTGTCAATGCGGTGCATCGGTCGCCTCGACGGTGTGGCCGGCGCCGTTCGGCTGTGGCGCTTGGCTTGCGATCTGCGCGGTAATCGAGCGGATTAACGGGTCGGCCATTTCCCACGGCGCTTTGACCAGCGCCGCGATGACCCCGTTCCACTGCCCCGCGGCGAGCGTCACGGCGACCGGCGCGTCAGGCTCAAATTGCAATGCCATTTAATCCACCCTGAGATAAAGCCAGCGGTTGCCGTCATTGCCAGGGTCGGGCACGTCGACCATCACGCGCCCGACCGGGTGCAGCACCCCGCTTTCGTCACGCCAGGCGAGCAACAGCGAGGTTTCCACCGGCGCCGCCGGGGCGTCGCTCACTCGCGCCTGCAACGCGGTGAGCTCGGCTTTCGCGATACCGAAATTGTCGCGCACCGACTCGGTTGTCGGGCGGCCCTCGACCGGCACGGTGTCGTCGATCGCACTAGGCATTTGTCAGGCATCCCACAGTGAAAAGCCGTCATCCCAAACCGCCAGCCCGTCATCCCACAGCGAGCCGACATAGCTGAAAAGCAAGATCGTGTGCGCCGGTTTGATGCGCTCAAAAACACATTCAAGTAGGCGGTTGCCCCACACCCGTAGCGGGTCGCCCGCGGTGCTCACGCCCGCCTCAAAATACCAGATGTGATCTTCGACTGCGGTTATCCGCCAGGTGTGCGCCCATGATTCGCCGTAAAGCGGCGAGCCGACAGACCAGCCGACGGTAAAGGGCGTGTATTCCGTGATCTGAATTACAAAGCCAAGCGCTTCGGCGACCTGGCGGTAATACGTTTTCGACTGCCCGCCGCGGGCGGCGAACTTGGCGCACACCGCTTGCACCCGCTGTTGCACGGTGTCGAGCTCGCCGACGCACGCGTCAGGCAACCCGAGCGTCGCTTCCCACTCGGTCAAAAGCTCATAGGTCGAGCACGGAAAAATCTCGCCGATCAGCGCGTTAAGCCGGGCATGCAGCCGCGACCAGGTCGGCATGAGGGTAAGCAGATCGGCGTCCTGCACCCGCCCCCACCCGCGATGCCAGATCCGGCCGCGCGGCAATAGCCGCTGAAACTGCGCCAGGTAGTCGGCGGCGCCAAAAGCCGGCAGATCAGGCATCGCCGGGCGCCTCGACCACCGCGGGTGCCAGGAATTGCCCGAGCACCGGCAGGGCGCCGCCGGGTGCGGTGACCGGGCCCGCCGGCACGGTCATCGTGAACGTCCGAATTCCCGGTGTCGCGAGCACCGCCTCATAGAATTGCGACGGGTAGAGCGTGCCCGCCACCTCGCCCGAGAGCAGGAACAGGTCGCGCAACGACGCCTCGACGCCCTCGCGTATGTCCTCGGTGTTGGGGTCCAGGGCGATCAGCGTCACGTCGACCGGGTGCGGTAGCGGCGCGCAGACGATGACCAGGGCGGTGACCGGTTGCGGCCCCCAAATGTGATCGGCGACGAGCAGCTGATCGCCGGTCGCGGGCGCGGGCGCGCCGGTGCGGTGCTCGGCCGCCGACACCCCGTCTGTGCCCTGCGGGAACCCGCCATGTGCGTTGTCGTCAAACATCGGGTAAACGATGACCGTGCCGGCGCCGGCACCAAGCGGTGCGGTCCACGACCGGGTGACGCCCGGCACCTCGAGCGCCCATTGCTGATAGTCATTGAACGCCCCGCCCTGCGGCGGCTCGCGGTAACGCGCCAACATGCGCGAACGGGTTAGCGGCTTGGCTTCCTGGTCGGCGCCGCCGACCGTCTCGCCGACCGTCAACCCGCCCGAGTTGATGCCGGATATCGGCCGGGCGATCGACATCACCGTTTGCGGGTCGCAATTCGTGAACGCGCCCGGCACCAGCGCGAGGATTGGCACCGTCACAAAGCCGTCGAGGCCAATATGCCCCTCGGCCGTCGTCTCGTATGGCGTGCCGTCGGCTCGCGTCAGCGGGGTTTGCGCCGGTAACAGGCGGTCGGGCACGCCCGAGAACAGCGCATTGCCGCGCGCCGGCGTGGCGTCGCTCGGGTTGATACCGACCAGCGCCGCCCACGCGTACATAAATTCATCTTCGGCGGTGAACGGGACGCCCATGCGGGCAATCCAGTCGGCATAGCCGTAAACCAGATAGGCGAGCCCCGCCATGCACCAGGCCAGCACCCGCAGCACCGCGTTGCGCAACAGCCCCGACAGCCCCGGCACGCCCGAGGCGGTAATGTCCTGAATCGCGTGGTCGCGTAGTTGCGTCAGGCTCGGGCGGGCGAACGGCATTAGACGGCGACGAGCTCGGGTGGCGGCAAGGCGTCGTCGGGAAAGCGCACCGGCGAGCGCAGGGTCGCGAGCTCATCCCACGCCCACCCCCACCGGAAACGCACGAGGGCGCCGTTGGGGCGGACAATGCCGATGGCAATGCCGAGCATGTTGCCGGCAAGCCACATGGTGTTGCACAACACCGTGCGGGCGAGCCCGTCGTCGATCAGCCATTGCAGCGCCGCGAGTGCCATTTGCCGCGCCTGGCCGAGCGTGGCGCGCGTTTTCTTCGCCCGCTCCAATTGCCACAGTCGCGAGCCGAGCGGCCGATCTTCGTACATATCGGCCCACCAGCCGCGCCGCTCGGTCGTGCCGTCGGTCGGCACAAAGTCGGGCGAGGCCAGCGCATCGGTGAACAGCGACACCAGGCAGGCGGTTTCCAGATCCTGCCCGGTTTCGACGTCGCCGAGGGCGAGCCCCCAATCGCCCATAGCCTCGGCGTTGTTCCACAGCACCCGGATATCGCCGGCCGGCACCGCGGCGGGCATGTCGCGCGGGATGCCGGGCAAGATCAGCCCCTCGTCCTCAATCCACCCCGGCGGCCGGGTGTCGAGCTCGGTGCGGGTTCTCACGGCACGTTTCCCACAATGTCGCCGGTACACTCCAAACGCGGCGCCTCGACCCGCATCTTATCCTCGGCGACCACCAGCGCCGTTTTGCAGCTGATCTTGACCGTCTCGCCGGCCGAAACCTCGACGATGCGCCCGTCGAGGATCTTCACGTAATCGCCCTTGTCGGTGTAGAGCGCCACCTCGCCCGATTTCAGCCCGCGCAGCCGCGATTTTTGGTTGTTGGTGCCGACCACGACCGCATTTGAGCGCTGCCCGGCGACAAAAAACGCGGTCGCGTCGCTATTGACCGGGCAATGCGCGGCGAACCCGTAAAATTGCATCACCGAAATGTCGTCTAGCACCTCGGGCGTGCCGTTGACTTCGATCTGCGCCCGGTGAATCGGCCCGCTGTCGTCGGTGGCGGTGATTTTGACCGGTGCAATCATCATCGAGGTTCGCCGGTGCAGCCGATCTAGTTGCCCTTGCTCGCTCATGTCGCGGTCACCGTCCGGTGGCGTTGAAACGCTCGACATGCTCGACGAGAACGGGCGTTTGCTGCAACGCGACCGGCTCGGGGCTGAAAGCCTCGACCGGCATCATTGTAACCTTCGCGTGCTGGCCGTTCTCGTCGCGCAAATACTGTACCGAGGCGATCAGCCACGACGCATCGGGCAATTTGATCGCCGGGAAGCGGATCGGGGCGAGGTGGTTTGGCGCCCACAGCTGGCGCCGGGCGTCGCGCCAGGCGTCCGCGGTGATCTGCACCGCTTGGCTTCGCCCATAGCGCCGGTTGCGCTCCCAAACCGCCCGGTCGTGCGCGAGGAACTGCCCCATATGCGATTGTTCGCTGATGATGTAGCGGCGGCGAAAGCGCTTAACCCCCTCGTCGCGCACAATCTGCCCCTGGCGGGTGGCGCCGGTGCCGGTGTCGTTGCCAAAGACCCCGGTCGACAGCAAGTGCCCTTCATATTCCGAATAGCGCTGGTCGGCCGAGAACGTTACCGCGGCGAACTCGGCGTTTTCACCCTGTGCAAAGCCTGACGCCATCTTTTCGCTGCCGGCTTGCGCCATCACCACGCTGCCGTCGGGCAGATCGTAGGCGACCAGCTTGGAAAACCGGGTGATCCGGTCGATTATCTCCCACGCGGTTTCGCCCAAATTGACATTGAACTGCGGAATGTCGGCGCCGGGCCCTGAAACCGAGGAAATCTCGACGTCGTAGGGCTTGGCGATCTGTTGGGCGATGCTAAGGGCGGTGCCGCCCTTGATCTGGAACGAGGGCGCATCGGGCGAGCCGACAAACGCCGCGCAGTCGACCAAATCGGCCGACTTCGACCGCCCGGCAATGCGCACCGTGTGGTCGCCGGCGCTAATCTGCGAGGTGTATTGGTCAATGTAGCCGGTAATCACCAGGTCGCCGCCGATCTTGACCTGGCACGCGTCGCCCGGCACCACCGCAATGTCGGCCGTCCGCGGGTATTTCTCGGTGACTTGCACGGCGAACGCCGCCGGTACGGTGTCCATTGACCGGGTGACCGAGACGCGTTGCCAGCCCGCCCACGACCGCCCGCCGATGATGAGGGCGAGCTCGTCCTCGGCGCCGACCGGTTGCCCGCGCGTAACAGGCGCGCCAAAGCCGACCATCAGTCGGCCGCCAGCTGCACCAGCAAGGGCGCGTCGCCGCGCACCCGCCCCTCGGCCATTGCCGCGTAATCCGCCGATAGCTCGATACCGATGCAGTCGCGGCCGAGGCGGTCGGCGACCAGCGCGGTTGTGCCGGATCCGAGGAAGGGGTCAAGCACTGTTGCGGGGATCGGCGCCTCGGCGGCACAGCGGCAGGTCGCGCGCCAGCCGAGGGTTTCGGCGGAAGGCTCACCAAAATTCCTTGCGGGACCGCGTGGCGCTGACTGCGGATACGCGTATGCGGAACCCGTATAAACCAAAGCATCGGCTCTTTGGCCGTCATAATCGGTTATCTTCCTAAGCAACCGCGCCCACGGTGCGCCGCACTGCGCGCACACCCCGCGCTCGCTGGTGCCGGCGAGGATTGCGCGCCGCGGCACCTCGGGCGGGAACGTCGCGAAATGCGCTTCGGGAAAAGGTGCCGGGCCGAGCAGCCACCAGTTGCGCATGTTGCGCCGCTCGACAATCGCACGAAAAGCGGGTTGATCAGTGTTCGCGTGTTTTGCGTTGGCACTAAATCCGCCCTTTGGCACCGAATAACCATTTTTTGCGCTGTCTTCGCTCGCATCTTCCTTGACCGCCTCGGCGTCGTAAAAGTAACGGGCGCTCTTCGTCAGCAGAAACACCTTCTCGGTGGCACTGGTCGGCCGGTCGGTGACGGACTCGGGCATCGGTGCCCGCTTCGCCCAAGTGATTTCAGATCGCAACCACCAGCCGTCATCGCGCAGCGCGAACGCGAGCATCCACGGTATGCCGATCAGGTCTTTTGGTTTGAGGCCGGGCAACGGCATGCGGTTCGGTTGCGTTGTCCGCCCCTGCCAGGCTACACGCATGTCACCGCCGGCAATGTTCGCCTTGCCGGCGCCGGTCGCGTAGCTGTCGCCGATATTGAGCCACAGCGTGCCGTCGCGGCGCAGCACCCGGCGCACCTCGCGGAATATCTCGACCAGGTGCGCGATGTAGAGCGCCGGCGCCGGCTCGAGGCCGAGCGCCCCCGCCCACCCGTCAGGCCACACTTGCGGCGGGATTTTGTAGTCGCGCAGCCCCCAATAGGGCGGCGAGGTGACCACGCAATGCACGCTGTTGTCAGGCAGATCGCGCAGCCGGTCGAGCACATGGCCGCGCATTATCCGCGTGGTCATCGCGACAGCGCCGGGAACGCCACCGGCAGCCACAGCGGGTGCCGCGGGGCGGCCGAGGCGACGAGCTCGGGTTCGCGCGTGGTGTCGCCATAGAGGGCCCACGCCTGCGCGAGCGAGGGTTGCGGCACGTAGGTTTGCACCTCGACCAGCGTTGCGAGATAGGCGCCGCGTATCGCCAGGTCATAGGCGACCGCGGTGCGCAGATCGCGCAACGCCTGATAGGTCGCGTCGTTGCCCTGGTCGGCGTTGCGGATTGCCTCGGCGTCGAGGGCGCCGACCACCGCCAGGCGCAGCGATTGCGCATCCTGGTAAGACCGCGGCTGATAGAGGGCGGTCGCCCGCGCCAGCGCCGCGCAGGCGTCGCACCGCAGTTTCGCCGCCAGCGCGGCTTGCGCCAGGCGGATCGCCGCCGACAGCGGGCCCGTTCCGGGCAGGCGCGGCGGCACGTAAGAGCACAGCGGGAACAGTAGCCGTATCGCGTCGGCCGGGTCGCTGGTCGAGGCCAAAACCGCGGCCGCGAGGCGTTCCGAGGCCGCGGCGAAGTCGGGCACCGCCATCAGCCGGGCGCCAGGGAAGCCGCCGCCTGATGCACAGAACGCCCTCGGGTGCTGTCATAGCACCCCAAACGATTCACGCCGCTCACAGCGCCCCCGAGGCGGCGAGCAGCCCGTCGGCTGCGGCAAGCACCGCCGCCCGCGAGGCGATGCCGGCGGCGATCGCCGAGTCCACCGTCGCGGTCGAGGGCTGCAACGTCGCCCGGCTTCCGGCGGCGTAACGCCCATAGTAGCCTTGCAGCCCGGCGACCGCGTTTAGCGCGCGGGTCGGGTCGTCGACCGCCTCGACCGCGAGCTCGGCGAAGTCGGGCACAAACGCGGTGGCGCCGATCGGCACGCTGCGCAGCTGGCCGAGGTTGCCCTCGAGCTCGGCGCCCGAGGCGCCATTGAGGGCGGCGGCGAATTGATTGATCAGGTTGCCCGAGGCGATGCCGGCCGCTGGGAACATCACGTCGCCGGCGAGCACGAATTGAAACGCGATTTCAACCATGCGCCCGCGCTCGCGCCGATCGGTGGTCGAGAAATCTATCAACACGCATTGCAGGGTGCCGAGGGTCGGGTGAACGAGCGTGCCCTCGCCCGCCTGCTCGGCCGCGGCGATCATCGCATTGCGTTGCTGGTAGACGTCCTCGCCGACGAGGAACGCTTGGAACGCAAAGCGCCGCGGCAATTTGCCGAGATCTTCGGGCCACACCGTGTCGCGGTACGGATATTCATGCAGGGCGATGCGGCGCCCGGCGACGGTCTGCGCGGCGTCCATCATGAACCCCACGCCCCGCCAGGAACCCGGCAAAAGCTGCTCATACCACCGGCTGTCGAGCCAGGTGTAAGGCCGGGTGTCGGCGGCAAGGTTGCGGCCGGCGACTTGTGCGAGCTCGCCCGGTGTCTGCATCAGCCGACGTTCGCGAGTTGCTGTTGCTCGGTGCGCGGTGCGCCGACCGTGGCGTCGCCCGTCGCCGAGGCGGTCACCGTAGCACCGGGCGGCGGGTTCTTATGCGTGATCGTCACGTCGACGGCGCCGTTGACGGGCGGGCCGCCGGTCACCTCGGCGGGTGCACCTTGGGCGAGCTCCATTGCGCGTTGCCGCTTGATATTACCGCCCAAGCGGCCGCCAAAGCTCGCGGTCGCCGGGTTCGGCTCGATGCCGCCCGGTAGGCTTGTCCATTCCTCCCCAAGCTGCGCCTGGCCGCCGGGATGCAATTTGCCGCGCCGCAAGTCATCTTCAAGATTGCCGCCGCCGCCGGCGCGATAGCGTTCCTTGGCTTTCTCCCAAGCGGCAATATCCTGCGCTCGCGGGGTGCGCTTCAAAAAGTCCTCACGCAATTCGGGCATCTTGTCGATCAGGCCCTTTTTGGTTTTCTCCCCGCTTTTCGGGTCAATGCCGTGCACCAGGTCAAACCAGGTCGGGTTGATGAATTGATATCGCCCGTAAGCGGAACTAGTCAGCCCCTTATTCGGCCCGCTTCTAATCGGAATACCTGGACTCCTGGCGCCCGGTTCTAGGTTTACATTGGTGCCGCCATAAAGCAGCGTGTACGGATCTTTACCTTTGATATTCGACTCCGACCCGGCAATCGTATCGAGCAAGCCCCTTGCCTCGGCCGACAGCTTGGCCGATGGGTTGCCGCCACCGGGCGGCATGTTCTCGTTTGCCGGTGCCGTCGGCACGGTCGCTCCACGCGAGCCCTCGCCGCTGGCGGTCGCCGTTTCACCCCCGCCGCCGCCAAACAGACCGCCAATCCACCGCCCGACCACCCCGCCGCCACCTGACGCCGCGGCTTTGGCGTCGAGTTGCGCCTTTTGCGCCTGCCAGGCGGCACTGCCGCCGGCGAGCTCGGCGACCACGTCCTCGGGGCTGGTCGAGGGCGTCGGCGCCCGCGCTTCGCCGCCCCAAAATTTCGCCCAATCCTCTTTAAAAGACCGTATCCATTTGACCGCGTCCTTGACCAATTGGATTAGCTTTGTGATCTCGACCACTGTATCGCGCAGGAAGCCGAGCACGTAATCCCAATCAAGCCCCTCCAATAGTTCGCCGAAAGCGGTGGTCAGATCGTCGACTGCTTTCACCGTCGCCGGATCGCTGGCGAACTTGTCGAGCGCCACGACAAACGGTGTAAATGCGCTTGCCATGTTGGTGCCGACCCGCTGGCCGAGGGCGTCGACCGACACGCCAAGCGACGCCATCGCTTCCTTGTGCCGCTGCATTGCGGCGATCTGCTTATCGGTCAGCGGCGGGTATTTCGCCGCCTGCTCGTTCACCCGGCGATAGGTATCGGCAAGGTTTTCGCCCGGCCGGCGCGCCGCTTCCAGCTGTTGCACCATGTCGCGCAACGCCGCCGAGCCGAAACCATTGGCCGCCGTCAAGCGGTCGGTCGGATCTTTAAGGCTCGATATGTATGTCAGCACCTCGGGCAGCAATTCCGTCGACGGTCGCAGCTGGCCGTTAAAATCTTCGAGGCTGATCTTGGCTTCGCGAAACCAGGTCGCCGCGTTGGCGTCGCCGCGGAACGCCGCCGCCGCGGTGTTGGTCAGATCCTTTAGCGTGCCGGTAACCTGTTCGGCCGACCCGCCCACCAGCGTAAACGCCCGTTGCAGCTGTTGCAGGGCTTGCGGCGTCGAGCCCCGGATAAAGTCGCTGTCGCGCTTCAATTGCGTCGCGAAACTCGCCCACTGCCGCCCGAGCCCGGCGAGGCCGGCGAGCGAGGCCACGCCGCCGATCGCGCCCATGACCGGCACCAGCCGCGACAGCGACGAGAACGCGGTCGCCGCCTGGCGGCCGATATCGCCGAAAGCGTCTGAAACCTTCCGCAGCCCTTGCGGGTTGATGAAATCTTGCGTGTCGCGGCGCATGCGGTCGATCGGTTCGCGCAGCTGCCGAATACGCCGCTGTATCGCGTCAATCGGCCCGGTTGCCTGGTCGACGACCGAAAAGGTGACCGCATAGCCGCCGCGCCCTTGACTACCCTGCGCCATTTAGGCTCGCCCGCTGCGCCGCTTCGCGCGCCTGAATCCGGTTCGCCTGCTCGCACCACCACACGAGCTCGGTGCCGGTGAGCGACCACCCGTCATGCGGGCCCCAATGCCAGAAGCGCGTTAGGTCGGCGATCAGATTTGACCAATTGCCGGGCCATGTCCCGACCAGCGCCGTAAAAAATTGTAGGCTTCCAACAACTGAGAAATGCGCATTTGCTCGATCGCACCGCGCGGGATGCCCGAGGCCAACTCCACCAGCTTGATCTGAAAGTTGCGCTGATGATGCGGGCCATAGTCGCCGGTCAATTCCTGCTCGGCGGTGCGCACCATTTTCGCCGTTGGTTCTTCGAGGTGCATTTCGCCATAGCTTTTGCCGTTCGACCAGTCGATCGGCGGGTCGAGCACCAGGTCGAGAGTACGCGGCGCCTGGTTTTCTTCGAGCCCGTTGGCGCCGCCCTCGACATCGGCGCCGTTGCCGGTGCGGTCGAAAAATTCAACGCCCTGCATGTCACTGCTCCCTGACATCAAGCCCGTCGAAGCGCACCGTAAACGTGCCCTCGGCGGCCCGCACCTCGAGCGCCGAGGTGTTCCACATGGAAGCGCCGCCGACAATCTTGCCGGTCGCGAGCGTCACCAGCACCTCGACATCGCGCATTTCGTTGAAGTCGCCGACACTAATCGCGCCACTGTCGCGCAACGTCGCCTCGACGTAGCCCTGTATCGGGGTTTCCGAGAACCCATGCACAAAGTCGAGGCCGACAAGTGTTTCTCGTTTCCATCTTGCCGGACTCCAAGTAACGTCGGAAACAACCATGTACGCGGTGCCATCTATAGTTAGGCCGGTTATACCGGCAAGACGTTCGGCCATAGCTTAAAACCTCCGGGTGTGATAAGCATGGTGTTGCCGAGGCCAGGCGTGGCACGCCTCGCCCTGGCACGGCACGGCATGGCAAGACGCGGCGTCGTCACGATTTACGGAATTGCAAAAGAATCGCGATCTGCCGCAGTTGATTTACAAGGTCGACCGGCGCGAGGATTTTCACCAATCCTCGCCCGGCGTTCTCGACCACGACGTCGCGCGCGAAGTTCTGCGCGTTCTGCACATGCCCGGTGTTCTCGAGCACGCGATATTCGGCGACGGTCGAGGCGCGGATCATCAGCGCGTTGACAGTGTTCGCGCCGGGCATGATTGGCGTTTGATCGCTCACCAACTTTTTGCGGGCGTATTTACTAATCAAGTGGCGGGCGAGATCGCGCGCCACATACATTAGCCCGTACATGGTTTCGACATCTAAATAGCTGTCGTCCTCGGTGCCGCTTAGGTTTTTCTGGTAAGTCGTCGCCATCCTTTCGACGATGACTTGCCCGTCGTCGTTGATGCGATAGCTCGACAGCCCCGAGTAGAGCAGCGTGTTGCGCTCGCCGATCGACCACCGGCTTTCGGTCGGCGGCCCCTTTAGGAAGGTGCCGATGTATTGCAGCGGCAAGCCAGGGTCGACCCGGAGCGAGGCCGCGGCCCGCGCGCCCATCTCGGCCGCCCATATCCAAGGCGGGTCGGGCGAACCGTCGTAGGGCATGATCGACATATGTTGGTCATTGCGGCCGAGGCCGAAATTGACGCACTGCGAAAAGCTGCCGCGGTAGGCAGAGAACGCCCCGCCATAGAGCATTTGCTCCCACGACCATCGGCCGGTCGCATCGTCGAGGAACACCCGCAAGGCATTGAGGTTCGGGGTGTCGGTGTAGGGCGTGATGATGAAATCAAAATTCTGGTCGGACAGGTTCGCCAGTCCGTCGGCAATGATCGGGCTGGCAGTGCCGCCGGTCGGCTGCACAATCGTTATCGTCGGGCCCGCGGGCGTCCATTCGCCGCCGCCGGCGCCGTAGTAATTGAGGCGCACGTCGATCTGATTGCCGTGCAAGCCGGCGTTCTTCGCGGTTAGCGTAATGACGCCCGCGAGCCTGGTGGCGGTGACCGGCAAGTCAAGATTGGCGTCGAGGGCGGCTTGCAGCCGCGTGGCAATCGCGACCGCGGTGTCGCCCTCCATGATCGCCGAGCGCACCAGCTGCCCGGCGACGTAGAGGTTGAGCGTGCCGTTGCTTTGCGCCACAGCGCCGGCGATTGTGAGCGTGCCCGAGGCCGCATTCCCGGCCGCCGCATCTTCAAATGGCAAAATCCACAGATCGCCGAATGTGTCGGTGCCGCGGTAGCGCTCGGCCATTGCGCCGAGCAGCGACCCGCGGCCGCATGCATCCCAAATCTGCGCCCGGCTCGATACCTGTATCGGGCGCAACGGGTCGGCCGCGCCGTCGTCGGTGATTTGGCCGAGCACAATCGAGCGCTGAAACGTCGTCGCCGTGTTGGCTTGCGACGGGTCCATTTCGACATAGACGCCAGGAACCCGGTTGCTTTCAGGGTAGAACGTGAAATTGATCGCCATTACTCGGGCCCTCCGCGGCGCCCGTGCACCACTGGCCGCGCCGCGTCGGCGTGCGCGTGAGTTGGCAGGTGTTCCGCTGGCTTCGGTGCCGGCGCCTCGACCCGCACCACGTCGCCGTCGCGCAGCCGGCGCCGCCAGTATTGATTATCGGGCACGTCGGCGCCATCGAGGTCGAGCATGGTGAGCGTGCCCTCATAGGGGATTTTCACGTCGGGCTTAGTTGGTTTCACTCTCATGATATCGGCCCCATGTCGCTGATCGTGATCTGTGAGCGCAAGTTATTGCCGGCGCCTGCCATTGTGATGAAATTAGCCGGCGGTGTGAGCGGGTCGACGGTCGCGAGCTCGACCAAAATTAACGGATTGGCGGGAACGTCGAGGATAAAGGAAACTGTTGCCCCGCAAGCCGGCGTCGCGGCGCCCTGTTTGTAGATGAAAACCTGGCGTTGGAAATTGCCGGGGCTGATGCGTACGCCGCCGATTGCCAATGTCGTGCCGCCAATGTCTTGAATGTTGAGCGACACCACGACCAGGATGCGCGACAGCCCGCCGCGGGTTAGTGCCGTATAGGTGCCCTGCCAATATTGCCCCCACGCCGCATTAGGCAGGGTCGTAAACGACCCCGGCTCGATAACAAGTGTGGCCGCGCGGCTGTCGAGCTCGTCGGTTAGGATGCGGTTGCGCAGCCCCGTCGAATTGTGCTCGGTGTAAATGTTATTCGTGCCGGCCGGGCGGCGCAGTGTCAAACCGGGATTGGCGCCTGTTCTGTAATCATAGATGACAATGCCGAGACCGTTCGGCCCGAGAGGGTCACGGAAAATAACAGCGCTGCCCTCTGCGAGAAACAGCGAGGCGTCCATGTCATTCTGCCCGCCGACCCTAAGATAGCGGGCGTCGCCGAGCGCCTGGTCGATCACTGGCCGCGAATTGCTGCCGTCGTTGTCGGTGATGATCAGCGGATTGTTGCCCTGCCCTTTGGTTATGACCAGCGCATTAGCCGGCTCGCTCCACTGGATTCGTGCCAACCGCACGCCAAAGTGCACCGCGGCGTCAACTTGCGGCCCGGTGGTGCCGATCATGTAAATATCGCCGGTCATCTGCCCGCCGTCGCGGCGCAGAAAAGCCGAGGTGTCGACTGCCGGCGGAATATCGGCCAAGCGCGCGGCATCGCTGGCGAGGGTCGGCACCCCGAGCGAGGTGATTTTGCGATTGCCCATATTGATATCAGCCCCGGCGAACAGCGCCACCGGCGACAGAGTCCACAACAGCGCACCGCCCGCGCTCATCTGAATCATGTTGCCGCCCGACGGCACCAGAAACCCGGTGTTGTTCTCGCCGATCATCAGCCCCGGCACGTTGCCGGCGCCGCTGCCGACACAGAAAAGCGGCCCGGCCATCAGGCCAAAGTCGCGGCGCACATAGTCGGCGTCGAGCACCTCGGGCGGTGTCGCCGGGCCCTCGGGCCCTGGCGGTCCCGGCGGCCCAAGGTCGCCCCGCTCGCCCTCGTCGCCTTTCTCGCCGTCGGCACCCGGCGGCCCCTCGTCGCCTTGCAAGCCGGGCGGCCCTGGCGGGCCAATGTCGCCGCGCTCGCCCGGCGGGCCAGGATCGCCTTGCGGTCCTGGCGGGCCCTCGGGCCCCGGCGGCCCTTCGGGCCCTTCCTCGCCGCCGCCGCCCCCACCGCCCCCGTGCGCGTCCGCGTAGCGTTTGGTTGCCGCCTCGTCGTCATTGACCGGGTCGCGCCACAGCCCGAGCGGCCCGACCATGTTGTCGCCGGTGCGCTGCACGGCGCGCGCGGCCGATATCGAGGCGTCGTTTGCCGACTGCGCCGCGGCTTGTGCGGCGAGCACCGCGGCGTTGGCCGCCGTCTCGGCCGCCGCCGCTGCCGCCGCCGCCTGCTCGGCGATCGTGCGCACCTGTGAAATGAGGCTCTGCAGGTCCAAGATTTCATCGCGAGCGGCTTGGAAGTTGTTGCGCACCTCACTGGTGCGCGCGAAGCGCTCGGGCGGGTATGACGGGTCAATGGCGCTAGGCATTGCTAGGCGGCTCTATGTAATCCCAGACGGTGCGGGCGTTATCCCAAACCGTCGGGCTGTTGGGGTTATCCCACACGGTCGGCGGCTGCAAATTGGCGATGACCATACGGATTGCCGGGTCGGGGTGGCGCACCACCGGGGCGAGGTGAATATTCAACTGGATCTCTTGCAGATCCTCGGCGGGCCAAAGCCAGGTATCGCCGAGGTTTTCGGCGCCGTTATCCGGCACTGAACAGCTGCCAATCCAAGGCGAATTCCCACTGGTAGAACAGCCGCGCCCGGTTGAAGTCGAGCATGCGCCCGCCCGCCAGGTAGAACCCCTGATGGTTCGGCACCCGACCGGTGCCGGGCCCGCCGATCGCCGCCTGCGGTTGCCATAGCAACAATGCCCGGCAAAGCTGTTCCTGTATCTCGTCGTAGCGCATCGCCGGCGCCTGGCCGCGGCGATCGGCGACGGCGAATTCGACCACCACGCCAAAGGTGCGGGTCACGATTTGCTCGAGGCCGACCATCACCAGGTTGCCGTTGGCTTCCTGGTCGAGCGGCAGCACGTAGCCCGCCGGCAGCGGCATCGTCGCATTGTCCGATTGAAGCGCTGTCACGTAGTCGGCGGCGCCGGCGATGCGCCCGCCGAGGGCGGGCACGGTGCGGCGCAAGTGTTCGATGGTCGCCGACAGCAGGCTCGACAGATTGACCCGCACCGGCAGGCGCCCGACCGCGTCGAATGTCTGCGGGAACGCAATGAAGTGCATCGCGAGCGGGCGCGCATAGACCCGTGCGGCCAGCCGCCCGGTGGCGGCCAGCGGGTGCGCTACCGCGTCGAGGGCGAGCCCCGTCGGCCGCGCGACGATGCGCACCCCGAGCTCGGCCGCCAGGTGCAGCGGGAACGCCGCCGGGTCGAGGGCGAGGATAGGTGCTGCGGTGCCGAATATCTGCGCCGGCAGATCGCCGCGGGCGATGACCGGCGGGAACGTCGCCGGGTCGAGGGCGACAATCGGAAACGCGCCCGAGAACACGTGCACCGGCAAGTCGCCGCGTACCGGCGCCACCGGGTGCACCGCGGCGTCGAGGGCGAGGGCGGTCGGCCGAGCGAAGACGCGCGCGGCGAGCATGCCCGAGGCGTGCACCGGCGCGTGCACGACCGGGGCGAGGTCGACCGCAACCGGTGCGGTCGGCGCCTCAACTTCAAACGCCACCGCCAGGTGCACGATGCCGGTGCCGGGATAGCGGTTGCCTTGCTCGGTCGATATCGCATAGGCGCCGGCTGGAACCGCGCGGTTGCTGTCGAATATTGCAGGCCGCCCCCACGGTCCCGGATTCGATCCCGGCGTAAAGCCGCCGGCGACGATGCGTAGCACGCATGAATCGTCTGCGGGCGCGGGCGGCGGTTCGGTAGGCGGGTCGGTGTTCTGATCGGTATAAAGAAATACCCAGCAAGGGCTGGTCGGGTCAATTTCAGTAGTGAAAGGCGCGTCTTGCGCATAGGGGAAAAAGTTCTGACGCCATGCGTTGATGCCGGTCAGCCGCGCGCCTCGGTAATCGGCGGCGGCGGCGGCGATAAAACTTTGCAGCGGCCCGCATTGTATTTCAATTTGTCGAGTGCCGGGCAGCGGGTTTTCGAGATAATAAATATATCCCCACCGTTCATGTTCGGTAACTTCCGGCGGCCAGTCTTCGGGCGGCATTGTAATCTTTGCCGCGAGCGACAGGTCTTGACTGCCCCACCGTACCCAAAGAACATCATCTACTGCCGGCAAGGGCTGCGAGGGTCGCGCCGGCAGTTGCGGCAGCGCCCCCGAAGTAAAGCCCCGCACCGGGTCGCCGACAAAGGCGACAAACAACAGATTGCTGCCGGCGCCGAGGGTGTAGGACGCCCGCAAGACCGGCGAAATAAAATTGTTGTGCCCGAGATCGGCAGCGCGGTTGAACCCTGGCGCGGGTGGTGTGGAGTCAGCCGGCGCGAAGGCAATGGCAAGATGCAATATCCCCGGATAGTTTTCGCCGGGCGGATCGCGATATGTGGTGAATTGGTAATCGCCAGCCGGGACGCCTGCTCCGCTATCGAAAAATGAAGGCGAGCCCCATTGCTCGCCGTGAGTCCGCGGCCCAACTACGCCAGGCCCAGCGCGCGCGACATCCTCGTCATACCCCGACTCCAGAAGCACAACCCAGCTGTTCGGCCGAATAACGTCAATCGTCGTGGTTAATTCTGTTGAGCCTTGAAGGGCGACATTCCTAATTACAGAAATATCCTCGGCTGTGGCACCGGAATAATCCATTGCCAACACTGCGAGGTAATGATTGCCCTCACATTCGGTAATTACATCATGAGTACCGGCAGGCGGATCGACCAATCCGTAAAGGTATAGGCATCGTTGATTATCTTCGATCTGCGGCACATATTTCGCCACCTCGATTAGCGCATAACCGCCATAGGTGACGCTGGTAATGTCGTCAACCGGCGGAAAGGCGCCCTCTACGGCGACGAATATGGCATTGCTACCGGCCCCCAATGTATGAGGTGCTGTGTGTATCGCGCGCGGCCCAATGATCGGAGGGTCGGCGGCGATAAACGACAAGCCGTTGTTGCCGAGATCTGTGGCGTTGCCAAACGCGATCGGCATATCAGCCGGTGGTCGTTACCGTGAAAGTCTGCGCGCCGATATCGGCCGAGGTGAGCTCGCGGGCGAGCACCAGATCGTCGCCCGCCATCTCGACCAGGTCGGCGGGTGCCGCGACGAGCCCGCCCGAATAATCCGACCCGTCCGACATCACCACCGCGACCGCGGCGACATGCTGCCCGGCCGGCGCGTTGTCGGGCAACGATACGCTCGGCGGGTCGAATTCGACTGCCTCGGGCACCGGCACGATTTCGACAAGGAGATCCTGCGAAACCTGTATGCCGTCTTGCTCGGCGGTGACCGTCCAAGTGTCCTCGCCGCCGTCGGCTGGCACCAGGTCGCGGGCGAGCACCAGGTTGTTGCCGGCGATCCGCACGACACTCGCCGGCTCGGCGTCGAGGTCGCCGACAAAGGTGCTGCCGTCCGACATGCTCACGCTCACCGCGGCGATGACTGTGCCGGCTTGTAAATTGTCAGGTAGGGTTGCGTCGGCCATTCACTTGGTTTCCCGCCATTTGAGCCCTTGATCGAGGGCGAGGCGCACCCGCTTTTCCAATTCCGGCGCCTGCTCGGCCATGACGCGCGACAGAAACGGCCGCGCCAGCAACACGCGGGCGGCATAGGCGCCACGTCGACGAGCTCGGGCCCGCCGCGCATGCGCGGCGGTGCGGCCATGCGGGTTGCCGCCACCGCGGGCGCCCGCCTCGAGGAACAGCCCATAGAACGCGCGGGCGCGCACCGCGAACCCCTCGCCCGATTTGAACGGCTTGGCCGCGATCGACGCGGCGAGCGTGCCCGAGACTGATACCGGTGCGGCACCCGGTGCGCTCGCCCGATAGGCGCCGCGCCGATAGGCACCGCGATAGGCCGACCCGCCGCCCCCCGAATAGAGGCGCCCGCCGCCGCCCTTGCGGGCGATTGCCTTGCGGGTCGCGGTGCGCACGGTGCCCGCGGCCGAGCGCATCAGGTTGCGCAGTTCGCGCTTGTCGAGTTCGACCGTGCCCCACGACGAGATAGTCAGGCGCAATGCGGTCAATGCACCGCCGCCGGCGAGGGCGCCGGATTTTCGAGGAACCCGGCGAAGTCGGTTTCGTCCGCCATCGTCACGACCCGTTCGAGCTCGGCTTCCACCTCGGCGAAGCGCTTGCGGCCGCCCACCTCTTTAAGCCGGCGCACCCGGAAAATTTCGCCGCGCAAGGTGTCGTTATCAGGCCGCATGGTCGCCCGGATAATCACGTGCGTCAGAGGCAGGTAGTCGCACCAGCGCAGCCGGATCAAATGCGAGACGGGCGTTTCGACCATCGCCGAGTTGTAGAACGTCGAGGGGTAAGTCGGCTGTATGTCGGCGTGGACTCTTGCGAGCAGCACCAGGCTTTCGCTGATCGCGCCCTCGGGCCCCGGCGCCTGGCGTCGCTCGCAGAGGCTCACGGGCCAGCGTAGGGCGCCGATACCGCTGGCACCGGTCAATGCACCAGACGGGTTGTCAGGCATCGTCTAGGGCGCCCCAAACGACCACAGACGGTGCGCGCCCATCACGTTGTAGGCCGCCTCGGGCAACGCCGCCTCGACGTCGCCCCGCTGCTCGTAAAGATGCGCGGTCAAGATCAGGATACCGGCGCGCACCAGGTCGGGGATCTGCTCGGGCGTTTCATAGCCCGCCTCGTATTCAAACCGCACGCTCATCGCCGGCATCATCGGCACGAGCGAGGGCTGTATCATCACTTGCCCCGGCTCGACGCCAGCGTTGACGGTGTAAAGTTCCGCATCGGCGACTTTCATCTCGTCGACCGGGCCCCACGCCACCTCGGTCACCTTTTGTAGCGGCGCCCGCGGCAGTTCGATCGGCTTGCGGATTAAGGGCGGCCAGTTGAGCGGGAAAACGATCAGCGATTGCGGCACCAGCGGCGAGGCGGTCGGCGGCGGGCTGTTGGTGATGGTGTACCGAAACGACGTCGGGCACAGCGCCCGATTGAGGTACGCCTCGGCCAATTGGCGGGCGGCCGAAAGGTAGAGTTTGAGCAGCCCGTCGTCATAGTCGTGGTCGATGCGGCAGTGCTTGCGCACGAGCTCGAGCTCGACCGGCTCGTCCGTCGGCGGTGTCACGACTTCAAGCCGGGCGAACAAGACTCAGTAAACCAGGTGGTAGTAACCAAAGCGCCCGCCAAGCAATGCCACGATGACCACCACTATCAGAATGATAACGAGGATGCCGCCGACACCGTAGGGCCCGCCTTGCTGGTAGTAACCGCCGCGGTAATAGCCGAAACCGCCGCCAAACAGCAGCACCAGCAAGATAATGATCAGGATCAGGTCCATTTACAGCACGTCGTCATCGGGCCCGCCGCCCTCGCGGTAGGGCGGCGGCAAGGGCAGGCGCAACGCCCATTCCGCATCGGCGGGTGCGGGGTGCTGCTCGTCCTCGAGGTTCACCTCGATACGCTCGGCCCGCCCGGCGGCGATCAGGCGCCTTGCCATTGCCGCCGGAAACACGGCGCAATCGCCCGCCATGTACATTTGAAACGTGCGTATGAAGCGCACGTTATACGAGACGCCCGACTCGCGGTTCGGGCGCACCAGGTGCGAGCGTGCCATTTAGCGGCGCCGATGCGGTGCCGGCGCGCCGTTGTCAGGCGGCGTCTCGGGCCCCTCGGGTGCGGGTGGCGCATCGCCTGCGGGCGGCTCGTCGAGCGGCGGCACTATCGGCGGGTTGCCGCCTGGCCGATCAGTGAGCGGGCCCGCAAAGGCCGAGGTGTGCCCCATGCCCGCGACCACCGGGCCGCCCGCGGGTGTCGTCGGCGGGCCCGGGATCCACAGCACCGGCGCCGGGTCGGGGTTTTGCGCATCGGCGGGCCATGCCGCCGGCGCCTGCGCCCATGTCCGGTTAAGCGGTTGCGTCGACCACGGCGAACTACCGCGCCGAGCCGTATTCAGGGCGGGCGGATACCACGCGGTTGTCAGGCCGATCGCCAGCGATTGAAGGTGGCGCATGTTGAAATCATGCTCGGAAATCACCCGGAACAGCGTTTGGTCGCGTTGGAACGTCGAGACGACAGCCCCGTCGGTGCCGTAATAGGCCGCCACGTCCGAGGCATCGACCAGCACGTTTAAGGTGTCGGCAATGACGGTGTCGGCCATGTCGACGAGATAGATTTCGCTCGCGGTGCCGGGTGCGAGGTTAGCCGGGATCTGTTGCGTATAAGACCACGGGATACCTTCCAACGTGCCACCGGCGATTTCGTCCTTGTAGTAGAAATTTCCCACGCCATCGCGCCGGGTCGAGATAAAGCGCAAGGTCGCCGGGTTCATAAACCAGTGCGGCCGGATCATCCGCGACATGCCGTTGATAAGCGTCAGCATCAGCGCCGACAGCCCGTCGACGACGTTGTCAATGGTCGCCCCGGCAATCGTGATCAGGTTTTCCGGCAGCACCAACGACCGCCACCCAATCGGTGACTTTCCGGTGCCGTCGCCGCGGATAAACGCCAAATCTTCGCGCCGGGCGAGCGTCTGAATCAGGTCGTCGCGCACGATTTCCTCGACACCAATTGGCGCCCGGCGGATCAGGTCATTCGAGACTGGTACCATCGCGGTTAGCTTTTTCGCCGACAGGTTCAAGTCGTCGAACACTTCCTGAGTGAGCGTAATGTCGTCGAGCTCGCCTTGATAGCCCGCGGTCGCCCCACCGGCGAGGCGCGGCAGGGTCATGTTGCCCATCGGCATGCCGACCGTCATTGGCGAGGCGCCGCGCACGACAGTCGCCGCCCGCAACAGTTCAATCAGTTCGGCCATGAAGTCTTGCGGTATCAGCGCGCCGCCCTCGGCGACCACGCTGTAATTCAGCGCCTTGATCTCTTTGATAACATCAAGGTCTTTAAACTTATGGTAAAGAAATTCGCACGCTTTGTCTTCACCAAACCATTTCTTGTGCGCGATGCCGATCATAAACCGCGCGGCCTTGAACCCGCGGCCCTCAATCACCGCGGCTTTCGGCCGCGCCCACACCCGCAGCCCGCCGCGGGAATTTTCGCCGAGGAACGCCGCCGACCCGTCACCGCCAAGCTCGGCCGGCGCCCTATTCTGTGTACGCACGATGACACCTCCGAATGAAGCCTCGTCGCCGCTGCCGTTGCCGATTTCCTGGTCGTTTTCTTCGTTGTTCTCGGCGTTGTTGGCGTCGACCGTTAGCGCCGCCTCGAGCCGTTCCAGGCGCCCCGCCAGGTCGGCGATTTCCTGTTGCAGCACAGCAAATTCGGAAATCGCTTCCTCGGGCAGCGTGTCGCCCTCGGGCAATTCTTCCTCTTGCTTGGCGAGCTCTTTAAGGCGAGCGATCTTTTGCGCCCGCTGGTGCCTGATTTCCGCTAGACGCATAGTCTTGCCCTCCGGTTTGGCCGCACGCTCGCGAAACGTCGAATAACAAATCGCTGCCCGCTGTTCCTCGTCGTATTCCTGCATGCCCGCGTCGCCCATGCAGCGGCTGACAAAGTCTTGCTCGGACTCATCGCCCGAGGGTGTCGGAACAGGCATCGGGTCACCTCAACATGCCCGCCGCTAATGCCGCACGTTGGCGCCGTGCACGCATTGCATTCCACCCAGGTCGGATTGCGGCATTTGTGACGCCCGCGGCCGGCGGTTCGATTGCCGGGCTGTCGCCCGCCTCGACGAGCTCGCCCGGTTCGATCAGCGCCTCGGGGTTCGCCGGCACGCAGCACAGCGAAAATTCCATCAACTCTTGTTCGTGAAAGTCGATCCCGGGCCACCAGCCGTCGCCGCCGCGCGCCTCGTCCTCGCTGAAATCCCAAGCGAGCGGGCGAAAGCCAACGCTGGTCGCCGAAAGCCAGCCGTCCCTTGATAAGCGGTAAACGGTGTCGGCAAAGTCGCTCGCCTCGCCGTAGCCCGAGGGTAGGAACTTAACCGCGCTCGACAGCCGGGCGCCGTCCGCCACCAGGTCGACCGCCTTGCCGATCGGCAGGCTGTAACTGTCGTGCGCCCACAACACCACGGGGTTGCGCATGTAGTCGTCGAGGTGCCAGCCCGCTTGATTGATCGAATCAAAGTCGCGGTCGACGATGCCGGTTGAAATCACGAAGCGTAGGGTGCGCTCGCCCTCGGGCTCGACCGTCTCGACGGTCAATTTGCGCACCCCGAAAGCGTCGGCCGGCGCCAGGCGCCGCACCAGGCGCCCGCCTCGAGGTTCGCCGTTCAACAGCTTAAAGTGCCGCGGCGAAACTATCCGCATCCTCGTCGCCTCCGTTCGCCTCGCCGCCGCCCTCGGGCGGGATCATTTGCCCGATCGCCTCGGGGTGCATCGGGTCGCCGGTATTCAGCGGTACCCGGAATTCGTCGCCGCCCGGCACCGGGTTAAGCCCCTCGCGCATGCGCACCTCATTCCGGCTCAGAAAGCCGTTGTTGAGGGCGATTTGATAAGCCGTGAAGCGTTGGTTTGTGTCGCCCTGCAACATTGGGGTGTAATCCCAATGCACCTGTAAGCGGTCGCGCTCGTCGTCAAAGAACAGCTGATCGCCCAAAAGTTCCTGCAACTGGTCGGTGTGCGACGTCAGGCAGTCGTCCCGGTATTGCTGTTGTGACTGTTGCAGGTTCGACCAGGTCGCACGCGAAAAGTCGGCGATCTTGTGCGGCGGCACGCGGAACAGCCGGCAAATGTCGAGCACCTGAAACTGCCGGGTCGCGAGAAACTGCGCATCCTCGTTTGTCATTGAAATCTTGTCGAATTTCATTCCTTCTTCTAAGATCGCGACGCGATGCGCGTTTTGTACGCCGCCATAAGTAGAGCGCCAACTTTCTGCTATGCGGTCGCTGGCTTCTTTTGATAATTTACCAGGATGCGAAACAACGCCGCTTACTTGCCCGCCTTGGCGGAACAGAATCGAGCCATGCTGTTGCGTTGCCAGTGCCAGGCCGACGACATCTTGCGCAACGGCGATCGGCGACAGCCCGAGATAACCGTCGACGCTGATATTTTTCATATGCAGCATGTCTTCGGGCGGCACCAACACCCCATAGCCGACATGCAAGCTGTTGACGCGATACCACAGATAGCCCGTCTCGGGGCTGATACGCACGGTCACCCGGTCAGGTGAAACGGGTATGAGCTCGACGGGCGTGCCAGCGAAATCGCGCTGAATCACAATAAACGCGTTACCTCTTAAACAGTAAGAGGTGAGCACATAACACCAGAATTGAAAGCGCGATTGAAACTTGTTCGGGTGCTTTAACAGCTTGTTTAGCGGGTGCCCCGCGTCGACCAGCCAAGCGTCGCCCGACTTGCGCCGGATCTGCGTTGGCAGGCCGGCGATATCCTCGGAAATACACTTGATGCACCCGTAAACCGCGGCCGATTGCAGCGCTGTCAATGGCGTGACTGGCACGCCAGTATTCGAGGCATAACCGCCAAGCGCCGCGTAAAGCAGCGGCTGCGGGAACGCCAGGCTATTGACCGAGGATATCAGCGAGCCTTGCTTTGCCTCGGGCGAGGCGGCAGCTGTCGCCGGCATCAGCGGCTCGACCGGCAGAGGCGGCGGCGACGGGGCGGCACCCGTCAACCATCCCCACAGGTTCATCCGAGCGACAGCACCCCGCGGGTTTCATAGACGCTCGGGCCCGGCTCGGTGGCGCACCGGGCGATTGCCATTATCGAGGCGACCGCGGCGTCGATCTTGTTCTCGGCCCGCGCCTTGCGCGGAAACACGTTGCCGCGGGCGTCGTAGTGGCCGACGACGTTGCCGATGCACCAGGCGAGCACCCCGTTGCCGTCGTGGCGCACCCGCCGCGAGCGCATCGCCGCGTCGAGCTCTTTGGTAGGCTCGCTGAAATTTTGCGTGGTCGAGCGGAATTCGACCATTGGCACGTTTTCGGCCGCCAGCCGTTGCGCCAGATAGGTCGAGGCCCACGGGTCATAGGCGATCGACACCACCTCGAAGCGCCGGCAGAATTCGAGGATATCGTCTTCAATCGCCTGGTAGTCGGTTTCCTCGCCCGAGGTGACGACGAGATCGCCTTCGGCCGCCCATGCCGGATAGGACGCATGGCGCGCCTCTGCGACCGCCGCCTCGTTCAAGTAACAGCGGCAAAATATGGCGTAGCCGCCGCCCTCGGCTCGGGCAAACGGCAGTCCCTCGGGGAATACGATCGCCAGTGCCGCCAGGTCGGTTTTCGACGCCAGGTCGAGGGCGAGGTGACAGCGCCGCCCGGTGTAGTCGTCGAGGCTCAATTCATGGTCGGCGCAGGCGTTCCACGCGCGCATCAAAAACAGCTGCTCGTCGGCGCCTGCCCACACATTGAGGTGACGGGTGCGCGCCGCCGCCTCGCGCGCCGGGTTGTTGCGCGCAATGCGCATAATCGCCCGTATCCCGTCGGGCTGTACCGACTGCCCCCACCCCGGATTTGCCTTTATCCAAGTTTCCTCGGCCCACGGGTCATCGCCATCGTCGATCGAATAGACGAGCCCAAAGAAGCGATCATCATTCTGGTTTTGTAGCACAATGCGCAGTGCGTAATCCCATAGCTGCTTGCCGATACCGGCACTGTTGCTGGTGGCGGTGCTGATACTGAGTAGGAACGGCTGCGCCCTCTTGCCCATTGCCGTTGATAGCGCATCGTAAACCTCGCTGGTGCGGTGCGAGCCGATTTCGTCACAGATCGCGACATGCACGGACAAGCCGTCGAGCGCCTTGGCGTCGCTCGATATTGCGCTGAATTTCGAGGCGGTCGAATTCTGGTAGATCGCATGCGTCTGCGCCTCGACGCCCCATTCGCGGCGCATCTCGGGCGAGCGCTGCACCATGTGGTTCGCCACGTCGAACAAGATCCGCGCCTGGTCGCGGGTCACCGCCGCGGCATAGCCCTCGGCCCCGCCCTCGCCCTCGCCGAATGTCAGGTACATCGCCAATGGCGCGCAAATCGTCGTTTTGCCATTGCCGCGCGGCACGAAAACCGCCGCCTCGCGAAAGCGCCGCAGCCCGGTCGCCCGGCTCACAAAGCCAAACAGGTTTGCATACACAAATTTCTGCCAATCCATTAGCCGGATCGGCCGCCCCGCCTCGGGCCCCTTGACGTTGCGCATGGTCGAGGCGAACAGCATTGCGCGCGTCGCCCGCTGCGGGTCGAATGTCCATTCGCCGCCGGGGTGCTGCGCCTCGTCCAGATCGCGCAAAAAACGTTGTGCCGCCAAGCGCGCGTGCTCGCTTGCCAGGGCTGGCGCCTCGGCGATCAGCACCGCATAACCTATTGCGTCAGGAACAAACCGCCCCGGTTCGCTCACACCAGGTGCAGCGCCTCCCAAATCAGCGCCCACAGCGCCGCCGACAATGGCAGGATCACAAACAAGCCTCGCCGCCGTGCGGCGTCGCGCTCGCTCATTTCTTGAACGGTTCGCCCATCAGCCCTGGCGTGCCCTCGACCTGGTACAGCACGGCCCGCACGGCGCAGTCTTTGGCTTCCAACAACTTGCGCAAAGCCGCAGTGCGCTCGGGGTTGCGCGGCACCGTCTCGGCGATCTTGTGCGCCAGTTCCGAAAATGCGCGCGAGACGACTTGCAAGCGCTCGGGCAAATGCGCATAGGCGAAAAATTGTAGCATCGGCTCGGGATAAACGCGTTCGCTCATTCCGACCCCACCAGCCTTAGCGCCGACCACGGGTTCGCCTCGTCGTCTGTCTGTGGCGCCGGGTCGAGGTGTATGCGCGGCCGTGCCGCCGGACTAAACCCGAGCTCAGCGGCCAGCCGCACCAGCACCAGCGTATGACGGTTGAGCAGCTGATGACAGGCAAGCCACATGGAAGCCGTCATGCCGCTGTCGTGGTCGAGGCAGTATTGTATCTCATCCTTGCGGTCGAGGGTTTCGACCCACAGCCGCAGCACCTCGCGGTCGATCGCGAACAGTACGCCCTTCGGCGCATGCCGCACCGCGTAGCGCCAGGCCGAGCGCTGCCCCGGTGTCATGCCCGCCGGCATGGTCAAGCTGCCCTCGGCCCGCGCCTCGAGGGCGCGGTCGCGGCCGTGATCGGTCGGGTTGTACGTGCCTTGCAGCTTGTGCAGCACCGTCGGCTTGGGGCGCCGGCCGGGCATGGGGTGCTACCTCATTGACGGCATAGGGGGTGCAGAACTTTTTTCGGTTGCGGATAGAGACCGCG